ATATAATATATAGCAGAGGTCTACCGTTTTTAGGGACCGTTATTATACCGATTTATAAGGGACACAGAGGGCAACTTAATGGGCAGAAAACCAGGGGTGCAAAACATCCCAAAGGGCGAGGCTCAGAAGAAAGTTCTAGCCCTACTTGAGCAAGGCTCTACCATCACCACCGCTATGGCAGCCGTCGGACGAAACGATGTCACCTTCCGCCAGTGGTCGATGCAGGACCCTGAGTTCAAAGAACAGGCTGACAAGGCCCGACTAGCAGGTAAAGGGGTCAAGGCTGACCTGAAGGAACTCAAGGATATATCCTATGAGGATTTCTGTACCCAGTTCCTAGAGACTAAGATTTTTCCTCACCAGCGAAACTGGATTGAGTTGATAGATGGCAAGGACCCTTCTTGGATTCACCCATCAATGATTTACGACAAAGCCTCAGACAAGCGCATCCTAATCAATGTGCCACCTGAGCACGCCAAGTCTACAACCATCACAGCCAACTACGTAACTTGGAAGATTGTGACCAACCCTAACTCACGGGTTATCATAGTTTCTAAGACTCAGGGTATGGCTCGAAAATTCTTGGGACAAATTAAGGGACGCTTAACCCACCCAGACTTTACCAAACTGCATACCGCATTTGGTCCTAATGGTGGATACAAGTCTGACTCTACACAATGGTCAGCAGATATGATTTATCTAGGTACAGGTCGAGACTCTGGTGAGAAGGACCCTACGGTGCAAGCCTTAGGTATTGGCTCCCAGATTTACGGTGCTCGTGCTGACTTGATTATCCTAGATGACGTTGTGATGAACTCAAATGCCCACGAATGGGAGAAGCAAATTGAATGGCTTCAAAAAGAAGTCATCACTCGTTTGGGTCGACACGGCAAACTACTTATAGTAGGAACCCGTGTTGCCCCAATAGATTTATATAAAATGCTGCGGGACGGTTCGCAATGGACTGGTGGTAAATCTCCATTTACCTACTTTGCTTGTCCTGCGGTTTTAGAGTTTGATGAGAAACCTGAAAACTGGAAAACCCTATGGGCAAAGACCGACAGACCAGAGGGCGAAACAGATGAAGCAGATGAAGACGGATTATATGCAAAGTGGGATGGACCTGCGTTATTCACAAGACGCTCAGAGGTTACCCCGTCCGTTTGGGCAATGGTTTACCAACAAGAAGATGTTATCGAAAATTCAATTTTTTCGCCGACCTGCATCGCAGGTTCCGTCAATGGAATGCGAAAACGAGGACCTCTCAAGCCTGGAGTACCAGGACATCCGAAGCATCTTGAATCTGCATATACAGTTATTGGCCTCGACCCAGCGATGGCAGGAGCCACGGGAGCGGTAGTAATTACCTACAATCGTTCTGACGGAAAAATTTATATTTTAGATTGTGTCAATATGACAGATACAACCCCTCAGCGAATTAGAGATTTGATTGAAGAGTGGGTTATCAAATACAAACCCCAAGAAATTAGAATTGAAATCAACGCCCACCAGAAGGCTTACGCCTTGGATGATGATTTAAGAAACTGGCTAGCCCAATACGGTTGCCAACTTAACTCACACTTTACTGGTAAGAATAAATGGGATACAGGATTTGGTGTGGCCTCTATGGCCTCGCTATTTGGGACAACAAGAGATTCTCGTTTCCAAGATAACAACTTAATTGAACTACCTTCCAATGAAGGTTCTGAAGGTCTTAAGACGCTAGTTCAACAGTTGATAACTTGGAAGCCTGATACTAGAAAGTTTGCCGTCATTAAAGTAAGAGAGTTGATGCAACAAACCTCAAATGCATCTAAGTTTGCTAGCAACCGCTGGGCAACCAAAGCACAAAAGCAACAAAGACATTCAATTGATTTAAATGAAGCCTTCGCAGAACAATGGGCCGAAACATACAGTTAGGAAACAAATGGCTTTAGACATTAGACAAATTGCTGCACGAGTTGAGTCACTCAAGTTTCGTGCTGCAGAGCGTGATGCTCGTGCTGGAGATGTACTTGCTGTACGTCAAGGCAAAATCGCCGACGTTTATCCTGACTTTTTTCCAGAGGGCGTAGATTCAAATGTCGTTGCAAATTTTATTGATATTGTTGCCAGGGACCTTTCTGAGGTTATGGCGCCACTGCCAGCGGTCAACTGTTCTGCGGCGAATTCTGTTTCTGACCGTGCCCGTGCTTTTGCTGATAAGCGCACTCGCATTGCTTCTAACTATTTTAATCACTCTGACCTTGCGGTACAAATGTACTCAGGAGCGGATAGATATATAACCTACGGTTTCGCTGCGTTCGTAATTGAACTCGACGAAGAAAACCAGATGCCTCGCATACGCATAGAAAACTCTAGGATGGCATATCCTGAATTTGACCGCTATGGACGTTGTGTTGCATTTGCCAAATTATACTCTCTAACATTGGGCGAGTTAACTGCTCAATTCCCAGAGTATGAGCGTCAACTACTTGGGCCTATGGGATATGACCAAGACCTAAATGGGCTAATTGAAATCATACGCTACTACGATAAAGACCAGTCAGTAGTTTATGTACCACGCCGTGATAACTTAGTTTTATCTAAGGCTAACAACCCAATTGGCAAATTGATGATTGTAGTTGCCAAGCGACCAAATGTTGACGATGATATTCGTGGACAATTTGATGATGTACTTGGTATCCAATTGCTACGCAATCGTTTTGCTATGCTTGCAATGGAAGCAGCAGAAAAATCTGTACAGTCTCCAATTGTACTTCCTAACGATGTAAATGAATTACAACTAGGTGGCGATGCGATTATCCGCACAGCCAACCCTGCAGGTGTACGCCGTGTAGAACTTACTCTACCTCAAGGTGCGTTCACAGAACAAACATTATTAAATCAAGAACTTCGTGTAGGCTCACGTTACCCTGAGTCTCGCACAGGAAACATTGATGCTTCAATCGTAACTGGTCAAGGCGTACAGGCTTTGATGGGTGCATTTGATACTCAAATTAAATCTGCTCAAGCAATCTTTGCTTCAGCGCTTCGTGAAGTAATCAGCATATGCTTTGAGGTGGACGAAAAAGTATTCCCTGGCTCCAAGACTATACGTGGCGTAGATTCTGGCTCTCCATATGAGATTACCTACGAACCATCAAAAGACATCAAGGGCGACTACTCAGCCGATGTTCGATATGGAATGCTTGCAGGTTTGAATCCTGCCCAGGGATTAATCTTTATGCTACAAGCATTAGGTGGCGGACTTATCTCTAAAGATATGGCTATGCGTGAAATGCCATTCTCAGTTAACGTCGGACAAGAACAAGAGAAGATTGAAATTGAAAATATGCGTCAATCGCTATTATCTTCAATTCAAGCATATAGCCAAGCAATTCCTGGTATGGCAGCACAGGGTCAAGACCCAAGTGACATTGTAAAGAAAATTGCAAATGTAATTAAACTGCGACAAAAAGGGACGACAATAGAGGAAGCAATCGCTGAGGTATTTGCCCCAGAGCCTGCTCCTGCACAACCACAGGTTCCTCCTGCTGGTCAGGCACAAATGGTTGAGCAACCGTCCCCTGCTCCCGCAGCCTCGCCAGTAGGAGGCGCTCTTCCTCCAGCGGAAGAAGCACCAGACATTCAAACTATTCTCTCAAGTCTTACAGCATCTGGTAAGGCAGGAGCAAGAGTCGTAACCAGAGGCTAACTAGGTGGGGGACAATGACAACAATAATTGGTTTAGAGCATAAAGACCGCTGCTTCATAGTTGCTGATAGTCAAACAACTGATGCTGATGGAAAAATTTATTCACACCCAGAGGTTAAAAAGATTTCTGAAAATGGAATGTTTTTAATTGCTGGCTCAGGTGAGACATTACCTTGCGATATAGCACAACATATCTGGGAGCCACCAACTCCTACTAAGCAAGATAGAGAAAATTTATATCGTTTTATGATTGTAAAGGCTATGCCATCTCTGCGTAAATGTATGACAGATAATGGCTATAACTTTGATGAAGATACAAAAGAAACTCGCTTTCAGTTTATTATGGCTGTTGGTGGAGAAATCTTTGATGTTGACCAAGAGTTATCAATAAGTAAATCTGCAGATGGAGTATATGCTGCAGGCTCAGGCGCACCATATGCGCTAGGCGCTTTATATGCTGGAGCAGATGCATACCAAGCAATGGAGATTGCATCTAAACTTACCGCATTTACAGCAGGACCATACGTATCAAAAGAACAACCTAAAAAAATTAAGTAGGAGGAACGATGGCTGGTAACGAAAACAGTGGTGGTAACCAACCTGATTCTCCACAAAACAACTTTGGCGTATCAGCAACTGGCGGGGCTGGTAGCAAAGATGGTCAACCAAATATGTACATTCCAGATATGAAAAGTTTAGGTTCTACTGGAGTAGAAACTATGGCACAACAAGGTGGAGCAAAATTGGCTAAAGCAGAAGGAACACCAGCATTTGATATGAGCAGTATCAGAACTTTATTAGATGATACTCAAAACCCAATGGAACCACAATCTACTGGCGTTAACTTTGGTCGTGGAGCAGGCGAGAGTGTATTACCAGCCTCACTTCGTAGCGATGAAAGATTAATTGAAAACAAAGATATTATTAACAAGTATATGCCATCTCTTGTGGCTGCTGCCCAAGCACCAGACGCTCCAGATTCATATAAGCAGTTTTTAAGTTTTGTCATAAAAGAGATGCAATGAGTGCCTTTGCTCCTGGTAGTTTATTTGACAATGTTGATAAGTTTGCAAATTCTTTAGGTTATCAAAACCTAGGAATTATTATGAAACTATCATTAGTTCCTTGGGACTCAGTAGATGATAGGGATGCTTTTATTGAAGCAATTACACAAGAACAACCACAAGGCAGTGCACCTAGTCGTAAAAGAATTTAAGGAGATATAATGTCATTATGGAATAGTTTCCTAGACAATATCGCCAAACCCATAGGTAGCACCTTAGGTGATATTCCTGGAATTCTTGCAGGTACTTTGGGTACTGCTGGTCAAACCATTAAAAATGTTGTAATTCCTGCTGGAGTTGAAATTGGGACAAGCAAGCAATTAACTGCTCTAGGCCTAGAACAAGAAACACAAAATATTGTTAAAGAAAATTTAAAATATTCAGCAAAAAATAAAGCAAAAGGCGTTGATGTATTAGGAAAAGGCATTGAAGTAAGCAATGACCTAGTACTAAAGGCTGGAATAAAACTTCACGACGAAGTTATTTCTCCATATGTAACTCGGCCAATTGCAACTTATGGACTATTAACAGATGTTGACTCTCCATTATATCAAAAAGATGAGTTTGAAAAAGGCTTTCAAGTATCAGATGTTATAGAGGCATACAACCGTTCAGAAGAAGTAAGCCTTGCTCAAGCATTAACTAAATCAGATTTATCAATGATTAAGCCTATTGCAAATATTGTTTTTGATAAAGGCGGAATTGACTTAGATGAAGTTGATTTATGGAATGATGATGATATTCAAAAAGCATTTGTTGACAATACAGTTGGAAGATATTTTACTGGCTTAACAGATTTTACAGTATCTAATATAGCATTGACTGGCGCATTTGGTACTGCTGCTAAGGTAGGTTCTTTAGGTGCTCGTAAGGCTGGACTTACTACACGAGTCAAAAATCTTTCTAAAGTTGAAAAAGATATTGATGATGGAATTTTGTTTACTCAAAGTAGCGCCGCATCTGGTAGACAAACAGCCATTGGTAATGATATTGCAAAGTTGGCTGCCACATCTAACATTGATGACGTGTCCACAATACTTACAAAGTATACAAACAACGAAAATTTATTTAGTCCAATTCAGAGGGCTACTGACCCAAACACAGTTAAAGATTTAATTCTTGCTGATAAAGGTTACTTGCCAGCATTAGATAGATTATCCAAGAACGCACCTGCCGACCTTTACGAAATTGCAGACATTAACTCTGTAATGAGAGCCAAAAGAATTGAAGACGGTAAACCATTAGAGTTTTCAGATGAGGCTTGGTCTCGTATGAATGCTGCGTTTGATGATGCCATTAATCGTGTACCTGAATATAAATTTATTAAAGATTCATTACTTGACCCAGCAACTGGAACCTCAGGTAAATTTGCAAAAGATTATGTACCTATGGAACCAGTTCTTGGTAAGGGTGCATTTATTAAAACTCGTGAAAAATTACAGAACCTAAAAACCTCTGCTATTACTAGAGATTTTACTAGACTTGGTGGAATAGAAGAAAGAATCCTTGGCGGTTCTTTGAATGGTCCTATTACTAGAGTTGTAAGGTTTGTGGGAACAGAAAAGCCACTTGGCTTTGTAACATACTCTGGTTCTCGCCCACTTGATGGATTAAAAGAAATTGACGCATTCTTTGATGATATTGATTTGTTTACTAATGGTGCTAACTTAATTAACATTACACCAAAAACAAAGATTACTGCTGGTGAATTTAGAACACAAGTAAAATCTAAGTTTGCCAATGCTCAAACAAACATAGAGCGCAATAATGTCCTTGACGAACTAGAGGACCAAATGGGATTAATCCTTGCATACTCAAAAGGATTTTTTGACACTAGAACAATTAGAACATTTACTCAAGAAATTAAAAATCAAGTATTTGGTGCTACAAACTCTATTGCTCAAAAAGGTTATGCAATGGATGCTCAGGGACAACGTGTTATCACCGACGCTCAAACCCAACGTCAATTGATTGAGTCTCGTCGTATGGCTCCGTGGGGCTTAGTTGAGCGTGAGTTGAACTCTGCTATTAAGAAGCGCAAGTTTGAAACTAAAGTTTATCAAGCAAATGATGCTATTAAATTTGTTTATGAAACATTCAACAAGTATTGGTCTATAGA